CTCCTTTACTAGAATTAGGACAAGAAGCGTATAAGTTTGAAAAACAAAAAAGAATGATTCCTGAAATTGCAAGAGAATTTGGTATACCTATTGAGATAGCAAGAAAAGGTTTTGAAAATTATATTAGAAATACAATACCACAAGACCCAGCGGCTCAAGGTTTAGATGACACAACTGTTCCAGAGAGTCCAGGTCTAGAAGGTTTGAAAAGAGATTTTCAAGAATTTGGTTCAATATTTGGTTTTGGTGAAAGTTCATATAAAGATCCAAACGCTAAAGTAGAACCAGTCACTCCTCAAGAACCTACTTCAACAGAAAGAGGCTTTGTTGCAGAAGGTGGACGTATGGGTTTTGAAGATGGTACAGATCCAAAAAAACCCAAAGGTCTTGCAAGTCTTTCAAAAAGAAATTTTTTAAAAACACTTGCATTGATACCGGCAGGAATTATGGCAATAAGAGGTGGACCTAATTTATTAAAAAAAGCTAAACCTGCATTAAAAGCAGTAAAAGGAATGCCAGACTGGTTTAATGGTTTAGTTAGTAAAGTAATTGAAACAGGAACAGATGTTACAAAACAGTTTGCAACAAAAGATAGAGAAATAGTTCACGTGCAACAACTTGGTGAAGCTGAAGGAGTAAGAGTAACTCAAGATTTAGAAACAGGTCAAGTTAGAGTTGACTATGATTCACCAACAAACATGGGTGAACAATCTGTGACGTTTACATATAAACCAGGATACACAGATGAAGATGGAAGTAAAATAGGTCCATACTTTCAAGCTTCAGAAGCAGAGCCAAGAGGAATAAGAATGGGACCTGATGATTATGATATAGAGTTTGATGGAGAGAATCTTGTAGAAGATACAGGTGAATTATTGTCAGATACATCTTCTTTAAAACAATTTGCAACTGGTAAATTAGATGAAACAGACTTAAAACTTAGACAAGAAAAAGTTAAAAGAGTACAAGACATAAATGAAAACCAAGTATCTCAAGCAGAATATTTAGAAAATAAATATGGTCCTGGTGCAGATGACGCTAACGATTATGATTTAAATTATCAGGACTATTCTGATTATGACTAATACACCATATAAATATGGAAAGAAGAGTGGCCCGCCACCAAAGTCCGGACCCACGCCTCAGGGCTTGAATATTTCGTATAATACTGTTACAACGATCAAACAATCTGGAGAAAAAATAAATGGCAGACAATATAGACAAGGCACTTCCAAACGAGCCTCGAAAAGAATTTGAGATACCCGGTGAAGAAGAAATTCAAGAACAGGTAGTAGAAGAAGTAGAAAAACAAGAAACATCACCTGATGATGTCGAAGTTCAAGAGAACGAAGATGGATCAGTTGATATTAATTTAGATCCTGCAGCAGCCACTCCTGAAGGAGGTGATGAGCATTACGCTAACCTTGCAGACTTTTTACCTGATGATGTTCTTGGAAGACTTTCATCTAGTCTAACTGCTAAGTATCAAGAATATGTTTCTTCAAGAAAAGATTGGGAAAAAACTTACACACAAGGTTTAGATTTATTAGGTTTTAAATACGATCAAAGATCAGAACCTTTCAATGGTGCATCAGGTGCAACTCACCCAGTTCTTGCAGAAGCAGTTACACAGTTTCAAGCATTAGCATATAAAGAATTATTACCAGCAGACGGACCAGTTAGAACACAGATACTTGGATTACAAACTCCAGAAAAAGTACAACAAGCATCTCGTGTAAAAGATTTTATGAATTATCAAATCATGGATCAAATGAAAGAATATGAACCTGAGTTTGATTCTATGTTATTTCATTTACCGCTTTCAGGTAGTACATTTAAAAAAGTATACTACGATGAAATGGAACAAAGAGCAGTTTCTAAATTTGTTCCTGCAGATGATTTAATTGTTCCGTACACAGCTACCTCATTAGATGATGCGGAAGCAATTATTCATCGTGTTAAAATTTCAGAAAACGATTTACGAAAACAACAGGTAGCCGGTTTCTATAGAGATGTAGAAGTAGGTAAACCAAGTGATAAAGAGTCTGATGTAGAGAAAAAAGAAAGAGAACTTGAAGGCATGTCAAAAACTGCAAATGATGATGTCTATACAATATTAGAGTGTCATGTTGATTTAGATCTAGAAGGTTTTGAAGATACAAATCAAGAGACTGGTGAGCCGTCAGGAATTAAAATTCCATACATTGTAACTGTAGAAGAATCTTCAGGAGAGATTTTATCTATTAGAAGAAATTATGAAGTTGGAGATCCAAAGAAAAATAAAGTTCAATATTTTGTACATTTCAAATTTTTACCAGGTTTAGGTTTTTATGGTTTTGGTTTAATTCACATGATTGGTGGACTGTCTAGAACAGCAACTGCAGCTTTAAGACAATTACTAGATGCAGGTACATTATCTAATTTACCAGCAGGATTTAAAATGCGTGGTATTAGAATTAGAGATGATGCACAATCAATTCAACCGGGAGAGTTTAGAGATGTAGATGCACCTGGTGGTAATTTAAGAGATTCATTTATGATGCTTCCGTTTAAAGAACCAAGTCAAACCTTACTCGCATTGATGGGTGTGGTTGTTCAAGCAGGCCAAAGATTTGCATCTATTGCTGATATGCAAGTTGGCGATGGTAATCAACAAGCAGCCGTTGGAACTACAGTTGCATTATTAGAACGTGGTTCAAGAACCATGTCAGCTATTCACAAAAGAATTTACTCTGCCTTAAAGAATGAATTCAGGCTCATGGCAAGAGTATTCAAGTTATATCTACCACAACAATATCCGTATGATGTAGTTGGGGGTCAAAGAATGATTATGCAATCAGATTTTGATGATCGAGTAGATATATTGCCAGTTGCTGACCCCAACATTTTTTCACAGACACAGCGTATCTCACTCGCGCAGACGGAACTCCAACTGGCAACTTCAAATCCACAAATGCACAATATGTATGCAGCGTATAGAAATATGTACGAAGCATTAGGTGTAAAAAATATTGATAGTGTTTTAGTAAAACCTATGCAGCCAACTCCAAAAGATCCGGCGTTAGAACACATTGATGCATTAGGTGGTAGACAGTTTCAAGCTTTCCCTGGTCAAGATCATAGATCACACATAACTGCACATTTAAATTTCATGGCAACTAATATGGCTAGAAACAATCCAATGGTCATGGCAAGTTTAGAGAAAAATATTTTTGAACATATTAGTTTGATGGCTCAAGAACAAGTTGAATTAGAGTTTAGAGATGAAATGCAACAGTTGCAACAGATACAAATGATGATGCAACAGAATCCACAAATGGCTCAACAGATGCAAATGCAAGCAATGCAGATTCAACAAAAGATTGAAGCTAGAAAAGCACAGTTGATTGCTGAGATGATGGAAGAATTTATGGAAGAAGAGAAAAAAATTACTTCACAATTCGACAATGATCCAATTGCTAAACTAAGAGCAAGAGAATTAGACCTTAGAGCAATGGAAAATGATAGAAAAGAACGTGAAGGTAAGGAGAGAATGGATCTTGATAAGATGAAAGCGATGATGAATCAAGCAAATCAAGATGAAAAACTAGATCAGAACGAAGAATTAGCTAAATTAAGAGCTGATACATCAATTGAAAAGACAATTTTAAGTAAAACTATTCCAAATGTTGATTCAATGATGAAAAATTCTGCTCCAACAATGCCAAAAGTAAAAATTTTTAGAGGTGGTAACCAATAGATGAGAAATAAAATGACAAAATCTGAAAAAAAGGTTAAAAAGGTTATGCGGGAATTCAAAAAAGGTGAATTACCGATAGGGAAGTCAAAGAAAAAAGTAAAAAGTCGTAAACAAGCGATTGCAATTGCTTTATCGGAGGCTGGTAAATCAAAACCAAGGAGAAAAAATGGAAAAACTTGATAATATCAAAGAAGTAAAAGTTGGTGAACAGCAAACTGAGATTGATCCAAGATCAAAAACAACTGCTGACAGAGCTTATAACTTAATTGGTACTGGTGGACCTGAAGAAGAAGTTCAAGGTCAAGGTGCAGTACTAGCAGAAAAGAAAAGAAAATCAAAAGCGTACTAATATGTGGTTTGGTGCTATTAAATTAGCCGTTCAAGCAGGCTCTCATATTTTTAAGAATCGTCAGAAGACAAAAATGTTAATGGCGGATGCACAAATGCGTCATGCAGAAAAAATGGCGAATGGAGAAGCTGAATATCAAGGTAAATTATTAGAAGCAAGACAATCGGACTGGAAGGACGAATTTATTTTGATTTTACTTTCGGCTCCAATTGCGTTATTATCGTGGGCAGTATTTTCGGATGATCCGGCAGCTATGGAAAAAATGAAATTGTTCTTTGAATATTTTTCACAACTGCCTTTTTGGTACCAGACAATTTTCGTGGGCGTCATAGCGAGTGTTTACGGACTTAAAGCAACAGATCTAATAAAGAGGAAATAATATGAAACCAATAGATAAAAAGAAAAATCCAGGTTTAGCTAAATTACCAAAAGAAGTTAGAAACAAAATGGGTTATATGGCTAAAGGTGGAAAAGTTTCAAAATATAAAATGAAAAAGAAGAAGAAAAAATAATGTCTAACAGAAGATACAACTTACAGACTAGAACTAAATTGTATGGCGGTGGATCACCTGCTGCCATGAAAAAGTTGCAACAAATGTTAGCTGCTCAATCAGGACAAAAGAAAAAGAAAAAACCAACTCCATCTATGATGATGGCAGCAATGAAGGGGAAAAGATAATGCCAGGAAAATCTAAAGACGCTACAGATCCAATTGAATTAAAAAAACAACAAGGTGAAGATAAACCAGGTCCTAAAGGTTCAACACCAAAAGGTATTTTTTTAAAAATAAATGATAAAGATTATTTTTTAAAAGAAACTAAAGAACTTAAATCAGGTGGAAGAGTAAATTTACGTGGCGGCGGAATGTGTAAAAGAGGAATGAATAAAAAAGCTTACGGAAGGAATTCATAATGGCAAAACTTTGTGCAAAAGGAAAAGCAGCTGCGAAAAGAAAATTCAAAGTATATCCTTCTGCATATGCTAACATGTATGCGTCTGGAGTTTGCTCTGGTAAAATAAAACCAGGTGGTAGAAAAAAAGCTGCTAATGGTGGTTTGATGGCAGGCATGACTAGAAAAAGAAGAGCGAGTTGTGCGTAGGAATTTTGCAGAAGGTGGTTTAAGAAAATGGGTAGCCGAGAAATGGGTAGACATTGGAGCACCGAAGAAGGACGGGAAATATCAACCGTGCGGGAGAAGCAAAGGCTCCAAGAGGAAATATCCAAAATGCGTCCCACTTGCAAAAGCCACACGGATGACAAAACGGCAAAAGGCGAGTGCTGTCAAACGAAAAAGACAAGCAGGAAACAAAGGTCCGAAACCAACTAACGTTAAAACATATGTTTAGAAGACAATTTGCATCAGGAAGTAAATCGCCAGCATGGCAAAGAAAAGAAGGCAAATCTGAATCAGGAGGCCTGAACCGTAAAGGCGTTGCATCTTATAGAGCAGCTAATCCTGGATCAAAATTAAAAACAGCAGTAACCACTAAACCATCAAAATTAAAAAAAGGAAGTAAAGCAGCTAAGAGAAGAAAATCATTTTGTGCTAGAATGAAGGGTATGAAGAAAAGATTGACTTCAGCTAAGACTGCCAGGGATCCGGATTCAAGAATTAATAAATCTTTAAGAAAGTGGAATTGCTAATGTTTGATAGATTTATGTACACCTTCTTTGGTGCTATTGACAAATTTTTTGATACATTTATACCTAGTATTTATGAGAGACTCAAAAACAATAGAATCTTTTTTAAAAGAAAAAGAACTAAAAAATAAACAACAAAGTTTGTTTAAAGACCTTCGTAAGGAGGTAGAGACCGGTGCGAACGGTACGCAGAAATATGTAATTAAGAAAGGTAATAACAAAGGTAAAGTAGCAAATGTTAAATGAAGAATTAGTAATACTAAATAAAATACAAAAATATCTTAAAGAATCCTATCAAGCAATCGGTGATAATATGATTGGCGGTGGTATTGACAATATGGAAAAATACAAGTATATGATGGGACAGGCACATGCCTATTTAAGAATATCACAGGAAATCTCTAACCTGCTAAACCCTAAGGAGCAAAAAAATGATACTGAAAGAGAACAAGACCTCACAAACGTCGTCCGATTCGGAGAACCCAAAGACTAAGTCTGCATTATTAGATAAATACGAAAAACAAAATAAAGATGCACATCAAAAAGAAGTTGATGGTTACGAACGTTTAAAAACAAAAGAATCAAATAAATTACCACAACCTACTGGATGGAGAATGGTTGTACTACCATTTAAAATGCCAGAAAAAACAAAAGGTGGATTATACCTTGGACAAGATACTTTAGAAAGACAACAAGTAGGATCTACTTGTGGTTTAGTTCTTGCTATGGGACCACATTGTTATGATAAAGAAAAATTTCCAGAAGGACCTTGGTGTAAAAAAGGTGACTGGGTAATTTTCGCAAGATATGCTGGATCAAGAATCCAGATAGATGGTGGGGAAG